GGGATAAACCGGATAGCCAGCCAGCTCCGGCTGGATGCGGAGCAACTCACACAACTCCTCTTCTACGCTGGTATTGATGTCCATAAGTCGTTGGTTTGTATGGGGTTTGAGTTATCGTTTGCCGTTCGATCGCGAGCGTAAAAACCGAAGGTTTCCTGCGCCGTTGCGCTCTTGATGCGAGAGCAGGCTGCCGCGAAATAGTCTGGATCGAGTTCGCACGATGTGAGGTGTAACTGTGCGTAATGGCACGCAATCGCAATGCTCCCGCTACCGAGATGCGTGTCGAGGATGCTGTCGCCGGGGGATGCATATTTTTCGAGGAGCCAGCGGTAGAGACCGACTGGTTTTTGCGTGGGGTGTATCTTCCCTCCGTCAGCTCGGTTCAGCTCCATCACTCTTGTCTGATTGTATATCCTGACCGAGTCCATCTGACTGCCCCACGCCATTTCTCCTTCCGAACAGTCTCGGCCTGGATTTTTTTTGTCCCAAATTATCCAGTGTTTGCTGTTCGGTTGGGGGATGTTCTCGATGAAGTGATTTGCACCCCAAATGATTTGGTTTTTTGACACACGGAAAAGCTGGATAAAGTATTCAGCCGGCGGAGGTTTCGCGTCCCAGCCTTTGGGTTTATCCCGAAATTTCGCTTTATCTGTTTCGTTTTTCCCGCGCTCTGCGCCGATCCCGTACGGCGGATCAACGATGGCCAAATCAAAATGCTTGTCTGGATACTCCTCCAGCAGCTCCATGCAATCGCAACATCTGATATCCAAAAACTCGCGGGTAAACCGCGTTGCGGAACCACTGCCTCCCACTACCTCTGCCGTGTTTGCAATCGCGTCCATCCGTTTTGCTCTCGCCGTAAGTTGTTGATTACAATGCGGTTGCGGTGATTCGCCACTCGGGCATCGACGCAGTGGGCGCGATGGTGGTAACGACCTGATAAACGCGCCCCTCCCAACGGATGGCCTCCCCGCGCTTGAGCTCTGTGACCGTCTGCGATGCGAAATAAACGGTAATGGTATCCGTCTCCTCGTATCCACCCGCAATGAGCGAAAGCTTCGGTCCGCTCCCGGTGACACGAGCCGCCATCTCGGTCCCCCTGAAAATAATGCGAGTCTGCCATAGTGCGTCCCTTCCTTCTCTGGCCGCCTCCGACAGACTCGCTATCTGGGCTCTCACCTTGCTCTACCTATCCTGTTTTCATTTTTTTCGCGGACTCGCGCCCGCTGAAAAAAAGGTGCATCTCCTCGCANCCNGACGGNANTNCNGCTGCCGCTTTTGCTGCGCGGAATGCGGAAACTTGTGCGGTGACGGGGACGGATGGATCTGCCAAAACCACCCACTTCCCCGCTTTTTTCCCGACTGTGATTGCTGTGCGCATTACGCCGAGACGATGCGTTTGAGTCCTGCGGTCTCTCCTTTTCCGAAGCCGTAGTTGCACTCGATGATGCTGACAAGCCGGTCATTCGTGTGGTCGAAAAACTCGCGGAACTCGAGAACGAGGCCATCGGCGTTCGGCGAGGAAACTGCATAAGTGCCTGTCCGCAAACCAGCTTCGGCCATGGGGATGGGCGCGAATGCGACGAGGATGGAGGAGGGATGGACGGCCATACCCACTAGGTTTTCAGCGTTGCTGGGAACGAGATTGGTTCCGATAAAATCGAGCCCGGCAATTTGCGGGACGGATGCGGCGCGAATCCCTGTCGAGGTGCCGGCTGTGACGGAGCCCTTGATGTCGTTGTCCTTGAGCAAATTTGTCTCGTAGGTCGTGTCGATGATCAAGCTGTTACCCATGCGGGGCCACTTGGCTGCACGGAGAAGGCCGCTGATGTCGATGACGGAATCGGAGTCGAACGCGGATGCGAGAACGGGGGTCAAAGCCGCCCCGTAATTTGCCGCCGTGACCAGGCTGAAAATGTCGGCGAGGACATCCTCGGCCAGTTTTTGTGCTTTCATCCTCGCGATGGAAACGATGTCCAAATCGGGATTGCGTGCCAGCTCCTTTGAGGTAAATCCGAGGCTCTGGTATTTGCGTTTGTTGACCGTGACTTCCTTTGTGGAGGCTGCGCTGTCGTCCACTACATAGGCCCCGCTGAAATCCCGAGTCGCCGTGGTTGCGAGGGGAAAATAGGGGACTTGCGCTTTGTCGCTTCCGCGTAAGGGAAGGCTGTGAAAAACGGTGGAAAATGCGCGGAGAGGAACAATCGCATCCGTGAACGCGCTGATTGCTTCGGTGAGAAAAATGTCAATCTGGTTGGGTAATGTGTTGGCCATAAGTGTTTGTCGTTAAGTGTGATGTTTGGTTTTTTCTCGCTGTTTATTGATTGGTTCCGGAGCGGGTTTTTGCGAGGATCGCCGCCCGGTTTTTGAAGTAAAATTCTGTTTTTGCGGAGCCGCTTAACTCCTGCCACTGCGCGAGAGGATCGGCTGGTTGAGCGTTTTCTTCGTTGGGCTCGGAGGGGATTGCATCGAGCGAAGAGACTCCCAAAGTGCGTGCGAATTTTGCGAGCAAGTCGCGCTGCCGGACCGCGGATTTTTCTGCGGCGGATGCGGCGGTGAGTTTTGCCTGCACCTCGGAAAGTTGGTTTTGCGCCGCGGCGAGGCCTGCCTTGAGAGTGTCGCGCTCGGCGAGGATGGCAACGAGTTTCTCGTGTGCTTGTGCTGCGGGACCGCTCTGGTTTTCGTCTTCCCCTTCGTCTTCTGCGTGTGTTTGCAAAAGGGCCGCAATGTTTTGCGGGGGATTGCGGAAAGCAAAGGATGCTGGTGCGAATGCCACCCGCCGGGGCTCGGGGAGAGCGTCCGTAATCTCGTCCACAAAGCCTTTGTCCAAAGCCTCTTGCGCTGATAGGTAAGTCTCCGCATCCATCATTGCAACGATCTCAGCCTCTTCGATCCCCGTTTTTGCAGAGTAAATTGCCGCCATGTCGGTGGAGATTTTTTTGAGCAAGCTGGCCTGTTTTTCCATCTCGGCCGCATCCCCGATGACGACGTTAATTGGATTGTGGATCATGTAAAAACCGTTTGCGGAGATGGCAACGGGACTGCCTGCGAGCGCGATGACGGACGCAATGGACGCAGCTAGAGCCTCGATCTGGACGGTGACTCCACCCCCGTGCCGCCGGAGTGCGTTGTAGATCAGATTCCCCTCGAAGACTGATCCTCCGGGGGAATTGATGGAGAGGGAGATGTGGTTTGTGGGAGGGACTTTTGCTAGTTCCTCGACAAATTGTTTTGCGGAAATCCCGAAATACCCGATCTCATCGTGGATCGAAATTTGGGTTTCTTCTGTGCCTGCGAGCGAGCGGATGTGATACCAACTTTTGTTCATTTCGATAAAGGTGAGATGTCAAATTTATTTTTCCGGATCGTCTAAAATCGGGTCGATGCTGACTGGACTTGCGGTACGGAAAATGGTGTCGTAACCGAGGGAATCGGAAATCTCGGGATGCTCTTTTTTTGCTGCCGCGATTTTTTTGAGCCTGCGGACGGTTGCTGCAATGATCTCGTCCTCAACGTCTTCCGCATCTTCACCGTTCATCCCGTGGTAAACATCGGGGGACATTTTTCCGGAATCCACGCGTGCATCGTAGAGCCTCCCCTCGCGCCCAACATCAACGGAATCATCCGCTGGACAAATGTGCCGGACGCGCCACCAGTCCTCGGGGACGGATGCGAACGCTCCCGATGCAATCCTCTGCCATAGCCAAAATCTATAATAGTAGGAGCAAAATTGGGGGATGAGGTAAAACTGCCGGACGGTGTTTTTTACGCGCTGGACGCGGCGTTGGACCCCGCGATAAACCGTGCCTTGCCCGATTCCCGCAATGTCGAAAACATAGTTATTGGGATAGAGTGTGACATTGCCGAGCCCGGACAAAACCCACTTGAGAAACTCGCTTGCACCGCTGCCTTTTTGCGATTCGATGACGCGGAGGGAACGGCCGTTGGGGAGGTCTGCAACCTCTACCTCTCCGCCATCGGTGACGATTTTTTGGACGAGGGTATGGGTGTTGTCACCGTTGTCGATTTTTTCGACCGCGTTTGCGGAGGGTAGCAATGTGGGACCACCGTCGTCCCCCTCGCGGTGCTCGACCGCGAACGCGAGCCGTGTGCGAAGCAATACTCCTGCCGCCTCGGCCCGCTCGATCTCGTCTAAACTCAGCATCTTGCGGACGACTGGAGCGAGCGGGGAAATGCTCCGAGTCTGCCCCACCCAAGACCTCTCGCGGAAAACTAGCACATCGGAAGCAGGGAGTTTTTTGACGAGCCGCCGATGGGAATCGATGACCTGATAGTAGATGGGTGCGCCGAGTTTTCCCGTGATAACGCCGTCTGTGCCGGAATCGTCTCCGACGGGGGACCCGATCCGCCAAGGGGGGATAAAATTGACGCGGGCCGAGCCTGTGTCCTCCGAGCGGACGAGCTGCGCGAAGAGCTCTCCGTGCATCATCATGTTTCGCCGGATGGCCCACTGCGCGGAGTAATAGCTCTCTTTTTCCGCGACATCGAAGAAGCGGGGATCGGATGCGGTATTGTGAAAAAGCTCTGTAGCAAGACGGTTGAAAGCGGGATCGGAAGTGGCCGCTTTTGGCCAGATACCAGTATCGACTTCTTCGAGGGTGAGCGCATCTATGACAACGCGAATGGAGTCGATGTTGTTGTATAACCAGTTGACTTTCTGCGAGATAACGGTGCGGGACGCGGGGGGTAACTGCTCGTCTGGATCGAGGGAGGGAAACCAAAACCACCCGCGGAAGCCTGTGCGGCGGGCCGCGTCGAATGCGTGTTCTGACATTTTTTTTGCTTTGTTTTTTAG